CGTTCCATTCACATCCGAGAACGACAGTGGCCCGTAGTTGACCCACTGCTTACTGCCATCGTCGAAGCGCAACACCTGTTGATCGCTGGCACTGCTCGCCGCTACGTCGGACAGGTCAGAGAGCAAGGGAACCGGAACCGCGCCGTTGTTCCACTTGGAAGTGCTGGAGTTGTAGAACAGGGATTGGCCGTTGGTGGGCGAAGTAATGAAGACATCCGACAGACCCGCAAGGTTAGTCACCGGAGGCTTCGTCCCCTGCGCGAAGACGGTGGCCGCAGTCAAAAAGTAAACGAGCAGGAACTTCTTCATTGGATGGTGAGTGGTGCGCTGAAGCGGACGTTGTAGGTGAGGATCGGAGTCTCGCTTACCAGCAGGTAAGGAACTTCATCCAGTTCGATCCGGTTGATGCGCTGGTCAGAGGGCGACCACATGTGCAAGCGGCGCATGACAAATTGCAGGAGATCAAGGGACGGGATCTGTGTCCCGCTGCCACGGTTGATGGTCACGTTCTCCTGGATCTGGACTTCAATCGGGCAACGGAAAGAGATCGGGTAACAACCCATGCTGAACAGCTTGCCCCCGCCAGGAGTGACCACGATCCCGATAATCCCCAGAGTGCCTACCGTGCGCCCGATAATGTTGGCAAAGTCGCCGATGTCTTCAGTGATCCAGTTGATCGTGCCTTGCGCCGGAACCAGCGAAGGCACTTGCGTGTCGGTGGCGGTTAGCCGCCCGATCACATCTTGCTGGAGTGTGGTAAGCGCGTTCATTTCTTATTGCCCAACAGCTTGTCCACGGTCACGCTCACTTCGTCGATGACTGCTTCGGACAGGACTGGAGCATTTCGCGTCAGTCCGTAGCGCACAGGTGAGCGTTCGGGGATCGTTACCTTCTTCGCCCTGTGCCATACCCCGTCGATCTGGAATGAAAGGAACTTCCTGTTCTTGGGGTAAATCGTCATCCCGTATTCATGGACCCCAGCGTAGAGAACAGGATTGACAATTTCCACGCTGACTGAGTCTCCGCTAATGACCGCAGGGTTGGCGCGGAGAGCGTCCCGCAACTGGCCAGTGCGAGTTCCCAGTCGATGTTCAGATGGTGGAAAAGGGCCTTGACCACTGAGTTGATCCAACTGGATGCGTCCTACGACTAACTGCATCCCGAAGTCCAGGCCGCGTTTGATTGCCTTGGGAACCTCCGGAGACAGGCGAGCCAAGTCCCGCAGGACAGTGTCGCCTGGGGCTGGGAAGGTCATCTGGAGTGCAATCATTGGACGCTGAATTGCTCCTCGGTGGCTGCAACCGAAATACAGGTGCAGTTGATTACGTCTTCGGGTGAACCATCCTCGTCGTGCGGATACATCAGCGGCGGATCTCCCACAGGATAGGGTTCGTCAATCGGCACAACCAACCCGTCAATGGCAAGGTGATCGGCGCGCGGGACTTTGGGGTTGCCGTGAATCCAACGCTTGTACTCGATGCCACCCGCGCGGGAAGCTTTGTCGTTGGCGTAACTGTAAGCAGCAGCAGTCTCGCTGTCGGCAATCAACTCGGCTTGATCGGACTCGATTTCGTCAAAGGTTGAGGTGATCCGCGCAGAGATGTCCGCAATAGATTCGCCAGCCAACAGTCCTTCTGAAATTTGCTCGCGCACTTTCTCGGCAATGTCGTCCGCAATCCCAGAGAGCGCGTCCTGCCTACGGGCGATGAAGTCCAGAACGTCCTGGGAAACCATCTGGAAGTCAGGCAGCGTGTCGCGCCCCGCCGCGTTGAGGATGGGAGGGATCTCCACGCTCAGCATCGACTGGAGATCGCGCAGCAACTCCGAGGAATCGAACACGATCCGGTTGGCATCGGGATGTTCGGGCGGTTCGTCCTGGCCCATGAGTGCGCGGTGCGAGTGCATGTAGCGGTGGAGTTTTCGCAGGGTTTCGTGCTTGGCGAACTTGAGAACCCTGACCAGTTCACGTTTGAAGCGTTTGGACAGTTGTCGGCGGGTGCGCTCGTACTTCGGGGTCTGCGCGATCCGGCACACCATTGCAAAGAGGACACGGGCTTGAGAGGGGTTCATATCGAAGGGGTGTCCTCCGTTCGCATGGGAATCCGCGTTGCGCTTCCCCACTTCCCGAACTGCTCGGAGGTGGGCGGCACTTCGGCCTGGGTGATGGTGGAAATGTCCTTGGCGATGTCGCGCAGGTGCGCGTCGGCGCGGTCCCGTTCCTTCTGGCGAACCTCCGTGAGTAGCGTAGCGGTAGGGTCTTGAGCCAGGTAGGTGTAACGCGCAATCACCAGCGCGTCGTCCACACATTCCGGTGGGACCGCTGGCGCGGGTTCCATCGGGTTGCCACCCGCTGCGACGTAACCACGGACGTAGTTACAGGCCGACAGGACGCAGCTATCCAGGTCTTGGAGCGTGACCACGTTCTCCATGAGCGTCTTCTCGGTATCGAGAAGCCTGATGTCATCTCCGGTCAGTGTTTTCCAGTTCGCCATAGTTCTCCCAGACCGAGGTGGACGTTGTGATGCACAAACCGAAGCCCGTGCGCGGTTGCAAAATTGGTGACGACCAGTTCCAGTTGTTCCGGATTGCGCAGGTCATCGACGAACATGATCCCGTTCTCGCGCAGGAGCGGCCACATCTTCTCCATGTCGGACAAGCAAGCGGGTTCGTTGTGTTCCCCGTCCACAAATCCGATGTCGTATTCGCGCAGGAGCGTTGGAAGAACTTCGGCGGAATCGCCAACGCGAATGTCAAAGAGTCCCTTAAATTCCTCCAGGTTTTTCTCGACCAGTTCGGGTGAGGTTTTCCAATCGCGCGAAAGAGGAGTAGCGAAACTGTCGATCAATGTGGCGTGTCTGACTTTGCCCGTGGACAGCACCGCTCGCGCACTGTTGCCAGTGAGGACTCCGACTTCCACGTAGTCGATTGAGCGGCCAAGTCGTTTGGCGTGTTCGCTCACTCGGTCATGGATGAGTTGGTGGTAGTCGTCCATCACTTTTCCTTGTTGAAAACTCCCATGTCCCAGCCGCCCTCGGCTTTGTTCGCATTGAGAATCTCGCCCAGCTTCCATCCCTTGCGCTTGCCAGTTGTAAGTCCGAGATCGTAGCAAGCACCCCAAACGTCGATCCCCTCCGCGCAGTGCGGCTGGGCGTGACCTTTCTGTTCGGGACTGATGTCGTGGAACATCATGACGCTCCCTGGGACCATCCACGCTTCCAGTGCGAGGAAGTCCAGCGTGGCGCAGGGCTTACCGTGACAACCGTCGATCAGTGCAATGTGGATCGGTTCCTGCCAGTGTTCGGTCAGAAAACTCTGGGAATCTTTGAAGTAAACCGTTACCTCGTTCCACGGTGGATGAACGATTGAACAGTTGGGCGTGACAAAGTTGAGTTTGAGTCCTCGTTCCAACGCCATCCGTTCCGTTACCCCCATGTTGAATGAATAACCGTTTGGGAGTTCTATGCCGATTGCTCTCCATTTTTTGTGGGAAGCGTGTAACGCGCTGGCTATTGCTGTTAGTGTCCCGCCCTCGCCGACACCGATCTCGACGTAGGTGACTTCGTCGAAGCGCGAGGCGACATCGTTGGTGATCTCCTCCACGCGATCTTCAAGTCCGTTCATGGCGATGCCCAGTTTCATGCGGCTACCGATTGCGCCTCCATTTGCGCGTTCAAGATCATGATGGCGTGTTGTGCCACTTCCTCCGGAAAGGTGCGATACAATTCCAGGCAACCACTGTCACAGGAAGCGCGGAACGCTGCCTGGGCTGGTGGTGTGGATGGCAGACAATGACACCCCGCGCAACCCAGGGCTTTCTTCCGGTAGGAAACAACTTCGGGGATGTGCGCGTAAATCCTCTCCGTGGTTGCGCCCTGGATTGCGATGGTGGGTGTGCCGATGGTTCCCGCCAAGTGTGCCGGACCGCTGTCATTCCCAATGACAAGTTTCGCGCCTTGAATAGCAGCCGCGATCCAGTTCCAACTCTGTCCCACAATGCATTGAAAGGGCATGAAGAAAGCGTAGTCACGCTGCTCCATCACGACCTTGACGCTGAATCCCGCGTGTCGAAGGATTAGTCCAAGCTCCACGAAGTAAGCTTTCGGCCAGGTGCGAACTGGCGAATACGAAAAGGGAAAGATTAGAACGTCAGCGGTATCCCGCCGCCCCATCTCGCGGTCCATCGGGTTCATGTCCAGCCGTGGTCGTTTGATTGGAGCGGTAACTCCGAGGTGGTGCGCCATCCACTCGATGTAGGACATGGGCGAACCGATCCTGACTGCGGTTTCGTACCCTTCCCATGTGAATTTCCCGCCACCTGGATCGGACGTTGTTTTCATCTGGAACATTTTCATCACTTCCTCACGCCAATCGGTGCAAAAGAACTCAACGTCGCCGCCCTCGGCGATGATGCCTTCGCCCATCCAGGCGAAACAGACGATGTCGCCCAGACCGCGATACCAGCCGTTGACCGTGTCGATCTTCATTTGCTTTCTACACGCGCCCCCCACTAATCCCGGTTGGAGAGCGCGTGTCAGGTAGCAAACTTTACCGACTCGATCCGCTGCCAGCGGAAGCTTTAATCAGTTGCCCTGCGGCGGTCTGCCCAGGTGCGGTTCCCCACATGAGCGCGATACGGCTGGTGGCCGTGCCGAGCGTGTGGTTCACGTACTGAACCTGCATCACCGTGATCCCGATGTCCGGATCGGTAATCATCTGGACGTTCCCGAATGAAGCACCTGGCAGAACCGAGGTGTAATCGTTCGGTGTCCGTGTGGCGATGCACACTGCCGATTTGCTGCCAGCGAACCCAACCAGGTTCGCGTTGTTGGAAGGCATGTTCGGCGAATCGTAAACCAGGAACTTGCCGACTGTGATCGGAAGCGTGGACTTGTCCGTTTCACCCTGGGTGTACAAATCAGGAGATGGAACGTTGGTGGCGAATTGCACGAACGTCGTGTCCTTTTGCAAGTTGGTGAACGCATCCGTCCACAACAGCATGGTGCGACTGCCCAGCCCAATCGGGACTCCCCGTTTGGTCAACGCCGCGCCGATGTCCAGAACGGCAGAGCGGTTGAAACTAGCCGAGGTGCTGACGGTGTTGTTGGTGTAGTTGGCGTCGGTGAAGTTCGCGTAAAGCGTGTTCACCATGTCCCTTGCCAGCGCGTAAGCGGCGGCTTCACTGAACTCCTCAAAGAGTTTCCGCATCGTGGACGCGAGCAGGTTCTCATTGAAGGTGATCGGAACACCCTTGTGGTTGTTGATGACCACGGGTACGTCGGTGGTCTGAGCCACTACATCTGCCCAGCCCGTCGCTGTCGAATAAGATACGACGTTAGGGATGGTGACGATACGGGTCATGATGACCTGGTTGAAGGTCGCAGGTTGATCGGAGAAGTCCGTCGTAAAACGAACCAACTCTGGGAACACCAGTTTGAGAAGCTCCAGTGTCCTAAGAGTTACGAGTGTTCCTGCGATTGTCCCCAGGTTGGCATCCGTGATGTCCGCCGCCACGATTGCATCCTGAACGATGTCCAGTTTGCTGTTAATCAAACGGTTGCGCTGGTCCCTGTTCTTCTCAG